GCTATACCATCTTTCTTTTGTGTTGAAGCCAATAGATGAGAACCTATGAGAGATTTACCACTACCTTCTAAACCATTTAATTCGGTGATTTTACCTACAGCGACTCCACCATTTGGTCTATTAGCAATAGCTAAATCCAACATTGTTGAACCAGTCGAAATGAAATCCGTGACATCTGTTGGGTTTACATCCTCTTCTAAAAAGTATGCAACCTTTTGATGTTTGAATTGTTTATTTAGTTCATCGGCAATTATTCCAGCCAATTCGTCTTTTTCTGACATATCGTTCTCCTATTATGATGTGGTTGTATCCGGTAGCATACTCGGGCGGTTTTATTCCCGTCTTCAACAACCACACACACTTAATTTATTGATTAACTGTTGAATAACTCGTCAAATGCATCTGACACATCTGCTGTAGACTTAGTTTCAGTTTTTTCTGCAACTTTTTCAGTTGTAGTTGTTTCTGTTGCATTAGCAGTTTCTGTGTCATCTGATGGATTAAGATAGTTCTGTAAAACTTCTTTCAACTCATCATAAGTTGGTTCATTGTAAAGTTCAGTTAAATCAGATTGATTATCAAAAATACTTTTTAACATCTCAGCATCTTCAGTAATTGGTGTCTGATTAGGTTTAACTCTTACAGTAGTTTTACCATACTGATTTCCAGCCTCTGCAGGAGTCTGTCTTTCAATACCGATATCTCTACCATTAGTAGCATCTGTGATGTCACCATAATCAGGATCAGCAATTACACCAAGTAATTCTTGATATACAGTTTTACCGAATCCCCAAAATTTAACACCTTCTGATTCTTTACCACGAACTACCACAGGTGCAAAAGTTCTCATTTTAGGTTCAAGTCTTTTACCTTGAATCCATTCGTCTTTATTACCTGTTGATTTTAGTTTATCAGCAAATTCAGCTACTGGGTCGGGACGACCAAATGAAAGAGGTGATAGGTAAGTTTTATTATTACCTAAGTTATAGTGAAAAAACAATTCAATGAATGGATTGTCTTTATTATGTTTATAAGGAACAACACGAACAACTTGCTTACCCGGTTCAGGTTTCCAAAAGTTATCTTTGGTGTTTGAAGTTGATTGTAATGTTGCGAGTTTGGATTTGATTGCATCTATATCCATTTGTATTTCTCCTATGTTTTATTGTTTATCGTTTATTAGTTATGGTTAATTTAACCATATAACCTATTTCTATAATATATATCAAAAATGCAATATAAGTCAAGCTTTTTTTTATTTTTTTTCAAATTTTTTCCATTTATCAATTGGACACTCTGCTGTAGCGTAATGTGTCTTTACATTCATAAAACATCCACACTCCGTACATCGTCCATCTTTTTTATCTGTGTCGGGATTGATTTCATCATATAATAACCTATCACACTTGATACATTCATTCCATCTTTCTTGTGCTACCTCTTGAGGAACAATTACATGTTTTCCCCTCATAAAGGCTTTTAAACTTCTCCAATGAGTAATGGCTAAATCACGAACCATTTGAGATGTTGGTGGAAGTTTCTTTTCTTCCTTTAACATTTCCTCTGATTCTTTTATCTTTTTTAACTCATTCTCTGTCGCTTCCCTATCAACCGTTGGTTTTGGTTTGAATTTAAAACTCATTTTACTCCAAGATGATTCATCAACCTATCTAATTTTTGTTCAATAGATGTTACTCTAGCATCTAAAGTTTTTGGTTGATTTTTTCTAGCTTCCCATTGTTGTTTAAATCTATTGATTATTTTTTCTGAAGATTGAAGATTTGGTAAATGATTATTTTCTTTAGCCCACTTGTCATAATCTTCTTTAAATTTACTCACTAATTTTTCATCATCGAAATTTTGTGGCAGTGGTGGAGCTGGTGATTTAGGTTTAGGTGGTTTTGGTATTTCTTCACCATCAGCCCATTTTTTAATTGTTTCTTCGTTTGTTTGTCCACAAATGTTATTACCATTACTACCATCTACTAAAAATGGTGTCCCACACCTTAAATCATATTTGTTTTCAATTTCTCTATGTAGTCCTTGATTATCTTTATCACTTATATCAAGACTTAAAATATCATAACCTTCATTATTTAATTTTTCCACAATTGGGTCTATTTGTTTACAGAAGGCACAACCTACTGAATTAAAATAATATAATGTGGATTCTTTTTTGGATTTTCCCATAACCTATTTCTCCGATGTTTTAATTTATTTTTTCTATTTTATATATTCTTGTATTAATTTTGTTCAATCCCTCTGAGTTTGTAATTAATAACATATTCTTAAAGTTTTCCCACGGTATCATAAATTTATTATCCATAACACCATTGTTTAAATTCTTTATACATTCATTCAATGCATTAATGGTATACAATGTATTGGAATGTTTTTTTCTATGTAGGGAAATCGTCCCCTCTACTTTATTGTAATCTATTCCATTTTCAGTACTAACATTGTATGTACAGATTAATTCATTCACATTGTTTTCATTTTGTAATACATATATTTTACTAAATATAATATCATATGCATTTGTGATTTTTTTAATTGTTTCATCAAGATTTTGTTTTGTTGTGAATGTTGCTAGCAGTTGTGATTTCATTATTCTTCTTCTTTTGTTCTTAATGTTGCTGCGCTATCTGGAAAACGAATTGGTTCTTGGTCTCCAAAAATATCTCGTGAAACTGATTCAACATATTTACCAAAATCTTGAGCAACTAACATTTCAAATTTATGAGCTCCGCCATATCCCTCACCATCTTCTCTAATACCAATTGTTGTAATTGGAACAACTACATCTTTCCCTCTAACTTTACCTGAATATTGTATTGCTGGTGGGTCTGCATCGGGGTCTACAACTAATTGTTCAACAACTTGATTCCAATCATCAGTTCCAAATATACCTTCCATTGTTTTTTTATTTATAACAAATTCACCTAAAATTATACTTTCATCACCATCTGATACAGATTTGAGTGGTAATTTTTCTTGAACTTTTTTCAACACAGATGCTTTAGCTTTTTCACTTGTGTTTATGAAAGTCGCGACTTCTTTAGCATGCTCTTTTGCTATTAATTTTTGTTGTTTGACAAACTCTCCACCCATCTCATCACCATAGTCATCCATCATAAGTCCCAAAGTCATAGATACTTTGTCCATACCTCTTTTATCTGATTTAAGTCCTTGAGTTTTAAGATTTTGTTTAATGTAATCTCTTGTTAAAATTAAATTAGGATTTTTATCTAAATCTTTTTTATATTGAGATAGAAACCCATTAAAACCATCTTTTATTAGTGATTGATTAGTTTCTTTGTTATCCATTTTTTTAGCTATTTTATCAAGTGTTTCTTCAAAATCTTCATTATCACCAACACTACTTAAAAACTCGTTTATATTACCTTGATTATTTTGATAAAAGTTATCTATATTTTTTATTTGATTTTCTTTGTATTGGTTCACACCTTTTTGTTGTAAATGCTGTGGTAAAACATCATCCTCAAAAGCAGAACCAAGTGTCCCATTCCATAACCTTTGATTTTTTAATTTTTGTTTTAAGGATATTTCTTCTTTCATCACAGTATCACCAACTTTTACTGTAAACATAATATCTGTACTATATCCTTTTTCACCATAATCTTGTCCTAAAGCTTCAAATTCCTCTTGAATATCCCAAGCTGAACCAACTATCTCATAGTCTTTTCCATACTTGTCATACATCATTCTTAAAATAGCTGAACTATTTTCTTTAGCCGCTTTAGACCAAGCTGGCGTTACATATATTTTTTCACCTCTAGCTTTTGCTTTTTGTATATGTTCATCTATGTTTCTAAAAAACTCAGCTCTATCATCACGATTCATCGTTGTGGCCATCATTGACAAAAGTTCACCCGCATTAGCATCTGTGTTTCCAGCACCAGCTTTTCCTATACCATAATAATCTGAGTAATTGTTTTTATCTTTTGTATTTTTTTGTGTATTCATTACTCTTTCAATAAATTGTGTATATTTTTTTGGTATTTTTGGATTGTTTTTTACACTATCGGGCATTGTAAAAGTATCTGTGGTTTTATTATTAGTATTTTTTGCAATAAAATCATCGTCAGACATTTCTAATGGTTCAGTATATACTTTACCACCAATTTTTTCTCTTTGACTATCAGCTTTTGATTTTGGTTTATCTTCAGTATCTTTATCTTTATCACTTTTACCAGTCATATACTTTTCAGTATCACCCAAATCACTTGGTTTTAATTTTTCACCACTATCTTCTTTATCTTGTTTAGTATCCGTATCACCATCTAAATTAGCAGCTTTCACTGCAGCTTCCTTTTCATCACTCCCTTTTCCTTGTTCAATATCTGAAGCATATTGTCTAGCGGTTTTCATAGTAATGGTTCTGGTTTCACCATCATGTTTGAATGTTACTTTCTCTTCGTCATCATCTTGTTCATTGATTAAATTTTGAATAACTTGATAAATCACATTGTTGGGTAAATTCAATTCTTCCATTGATTCACGAAGTTCTTGAATATGTTGTGCATTTTTTGGATTAGGCATTCCATCGTGAACACGATATGCCCATTCTACTAATATATTTTCAATGATTTCTGAAATATGTTTCATATTATAACCTCTTTGTTATGTCTTGCATTTCACCATAGTTTAAACCCATTTTGGATTTAGTGAAATGTTTTCCTTCTTCTAAAATTGATTTTATGTCTTTCAAAGTTTCCACTCCATCTTGTTGTGAGAAATCAAATAGGAAACTATCATATCCATATAAAACCAATTTAGTGTTCTTATTTAATAAATAGTCTTGAACTTTTAAAATCTTCTTAATATTTGATTCTGTTTCTAATGCTTGAATTAAATAATTGAAAACTTTGTTTCTGTTCAAATCTTCATAATTTTTAAATAATAGTTTCCGTCTATAAATATCAGTTGAAACTAAATTATGAGTATTTATTTCATTCCATTTCTTATTTATATAATTATGTGTTAAATCAAAAAATGGTGCTTTTTCTCTTGTTTTTTTGTCAATTCCACCATATAATAATCTAAATGTTTTCTGTTTTGACTCCTCATATGAACACTCATAGTATTTAGCCAAATGTTCGTGAACTGATTCTTCACCAAAATCATAATCAATCAAGTCAGCAATCAATCTCAAGTGATATGCATCAAAATCAAATTCAACCAAATAATCATTTTCAGCCACAAATCCTTTTCTCTTTTCAGGTGGTAGAGCTGCAAAGTTCACACTTCCAAATGAATTACTTGGACGACCTGTTGTTGTCCATAAATTATATTGTGAATACAATTTACCATTCGATATATGTTTCTTTACTCTTATATCAAATATATCACATATATCATTGGAAACTTTGATTCCATTCTTTTCAATAGATGTAAATGCCTTCACAACATCATTCATATATTCATCATTTGAATCAAAGATTAAGTTCCCCATTGATTTTACAATGTCATTACAATACTCATTGTGTTTCGATAATGGTATGATTTCATTAAGTTTTTTTACATTGTAGAACTTATTTGACAAGAAATCTATTGCATTATTTGATATGTGTTTCTCAAATGGTTTGCCCATTTCATCCCAATACAAGTAATTAATATCCGTAACTTTATCAAATTCATAAAAGTGATTTAATATTTTTTTATCAGGTGTGAGAATTGGATGTTCATTCAACCATTTGAAATCTTCCAATACTTTATCCGAATCAGGATGTTTTTGTATTATGAAGAATGATTTATCGTCTTTAGGTTTAACCCATAGTGCTGATAATCCATTATCTTTATGTAATGGATGTAAGAAAGGTTCTTTAAATATTGGAATAACACAATACATTGTATTACAATATATAACATTTTATTGTAAAAAACAAGCTTTTTTATTTTTATTCGGTTGGATTGTATTCTTGCCCTACGAAACCACCATACTTTTGATAAAATTTTTTAATTTTTGTGTATTTTTCAGACACATTACCTTCATCGTCAAGTTTAGGGTCAATTATCGCAGCAGAGTTGTTTATAATCCAAAGTTTGTAGTGTTTACCCATTCCCATTTTTACATTTGCAGGATACACATATAATTGAACAGGATTACCACCTTTAACATAAACTAAATCCACTAAATCATCAGTCATTTCTCGAGTTTTTAATCCTTCTGGTGTTAAATTTCTATTATTTCTTATAAGACCCATTTTAAAACCCTGTGATGTAAATCTTGATACGTCTCCTTGACTCATAAGAGACGTATTATCATTAAATCCAGCTACTACTAAACTTTGATGATTTGAAATAATTCCATTAACAACCCCATTGTTATTTAAGTATTCTAATTCGAATGCAGCAGTTGTTATAAAGCTTATTATATGGTCGATTTTAGAATCAGAAGGTTGGTCTTCTATTTTAACATCCGTTATATATTTTACAAATTCCTCCCAATCAATTTTTGGATCACGGTCACCGGGTGTTTTAGCAGTTGTCTTATTTGCAAATAGTGTAGGTTGTCGTTTATTAACCAAATCAAATTCTTTTTTAAGAACCGTAGGTGATAATCTTACTTTAGCAGGTAAGGCATTAAAAATACTTTGTTTGTTTTCTGGATAAATTGGTCTATATTGTGTGTCTAAAGTTGTATACCAACCACTTGGACTTAAATCATGTGAAACTTTCATTGTTTGTAAAAAAGTATTTTCTAAATGAGCTTTTGGTAAATAATCAACTTGAAATGTATCGCCTGGTAGTATTGAGCTAATACCAAAAATAGTAAGCGACAAAGTATAAGGTAATAAATCAGTTTGATGTTTATTTATACCATCAACAGCTATTGCCGTGTAGTAATCATTTACACTATGTGCTATTGTATATCCATTTATTTTTAATGCGAAGTTGTTCTCTTTAATTTTATCTTTTTTTTGTGTAACTTTAGTGTCAGTTGAATCATTTTCTCCAGTTTTTTTAGCTGTTGGATCTTTATACATTGAACCTGATTCTTCAAGTGCAATAAAATCATATTTATCATTTAAAGGTAAAGAAATATTCATCGTATCCGTTGAAAGTATATCGTTAGCTTGTTGATATACTTTGTACGCTTCAGCATCAGCACTTTTGTCTTGTAATTGTTTAATCCTCAGCGACCCATCATCTGGTAAATATATTGTTTTTAAATTATCAAAATCAATTGATTCAGCACCAATTAAATTTTGAACTCTTGGATCATCAGAACTAATACTGTCAATAACACTCATTCCTTTTATTGCGTATTGATTTCCAATATTACCTTGTGGTATTTTAAATTCTAAATTATAATCTTTTACCATTGAGTTAGGAGACATAATTTTAAATTGAAATAATTCTTTATTACCCGAATCATTTTCATAAAATTTAATATCATCGTTTTGAATATAATTTAAATCTACTACTTTTAATTGTGTTTCAGAATCACCAGCTAGTAATTTCCATTTAAATAAATTATAACTATCTTTATTTAGTTCATCCAATAAAGACTCAATTATTTTTTGTATGGATTCACCTTCATTATTTGAAAAAGCATCAATTATTAACTTGGTGTTTATAAATACTTCTCTAAGTGGTATTCTACCAAATTCACCTGAACCCTTATCGTATTTAGTTTTATCAACACCATCGGGATAATCATTTGGATATTTATTTTGTTGAAATGTATATGAATCTAGTGTTGATGAATTAAAGGGGACATTATCACCCCACACGTTAGGAAAAATAAAATTAGGTATGTTTTTACCAAGTTTAAACATTGTTCTTTGTCTTTGTTTAAATCTTTTACTCCACATTGAAAACGAATTTGAAGAATCTAATCTTATTTGTGTGCTGTTACCTTTGTTTATATCCTCTACGGTTTTTCCATGTCCAAATGTTTCATTAATTATAAAATCTTCAAATTTTCCCCAAGATATGTATGTTTCAGATAAATCAGTTGTTAATTCTTCACCAACTAAAAGTAAACCTACACCAACAGCTAATGGAGCTATACGTTCTGCATAATTTCCGAGTCCAAAAAGACGATTTGCTTGTCTCCTTAAATTATCTTCATATGTTTTAATGTCTTTATCTGATGTTGAATAATTTGGTATCAAATCTGTGCTTAAATCTTTTCTTTCTTGTGAATCCTCTGGTAAATTTTTTAAAATTTGTTGTAAGCCAAAATAATAAATACCAGATTCTAACATTCTTTTTATTCTTACATGTACTTTTTCATCATTTGTAAAACTTAACAAAGCACTGTTAGCAGAAAGTAAAGTAACAGAACACTCCACACTACCGTTTTGTAATATTTTAGCACTATAGTCTTTAACTATACCTTGTAAAATCTCTAAGTTACCATTATTTTTTGTAATTTGTCCATTAATATCATCCCCTTGACTTGTATTTCCATATAGAAAGTTTTGTAAATTATCTTCTTCTGCAGCGCCTAAAAGTGATTGTGGATTATATAAATCTTTTACAACATTCCACCCAAAATCTATAAATATTTTAGCTCCTGGTTTTAAAAAGTATTTATTATAAATGTTATCAAAATCATAAAAATTATGAACAATAAACTTTACACTCGTTTCTTTTATTACACCTAAAGTTCCCTGAGTTTGTGATGATACAGATGTAATACCAGCTTGTGGTTTTAATAGTGGATTTTTTTCGTTTTCATTAGCAAAAAAATTATTTGAATTATTAGATTCGTTTGGATTGACATTATTATAATATTGTTCGTAATTATAATCACCAATTGTATAGATTTTTGAAACATGTTCAATTTCTTCTCTTACAACTTTCTCGATTTTTTTGTTATTTACAGTCACCCTCATCATAATTAATTCAAGTGCTCGGGTTTGTTCTTCTTTTATTTCTTTGGGTATGTGGAAATATGTAGTGCTAGCTGGTTCTTCATATGTTGGTATGTGAATTGGTTTTTGCTTTTGTATTGAAAATTCATACTGTTTTAATATTTCATTAATATCTTTCTGATTTTCTTCAACCTCAGAATTAGATACTTCTTCAGCTATAACCTCTTGTTCTAAATATGTTACAATTTTTTCAGGTTCAAGTAATTTAACAGCTGTCCACATACGAACAAATGGAGTTCTTGTTGATAACTCTACAGTTTGTGGTAATTTGACAGATTCACCAAATTCAATCTCTTTAGTTTCTGATTGTCTTCTTTTTAATTCAGTTAAAACACTACCTGTTATTGGTGTACCAAAAACTCTTTTGTTAATTGCCATTTTTTAAAACCCTTCAGCGTCTTGTGTGTTTGCTGGTATTCTAAGTGATGTTCCTGCAGGAATATTGTTTGTAGTTAAATTATTAACTCGTGCTATAAACCACCATAAATTTGGATTACCATAAAATCTTGTGGCTAAGTTATCACACCTATCACCCTCTTGTGCTATAAAATAACTATCTGTATTTTTTTCCTCTACTTTTTTATAAATGGTAGTTGAATAATATGATTTTTTATTTTTTGTTTTTTTAGTTGTATCATTATATCTGGCCATTATGCAAAACCTCCAAAGTCTGTGTTTACATCTGTACCCTCACCTGTCGCTGGAGCCTCTTCAGAAGTTTCTTGTCGTGTGCTTACTCTTTCTTCAACCATACCATAAAACTTAGTGCCTAATCTTGGCGCTTTGTCATGTATTACTTGATACCCAATTGTCGCATTAACAAATCTTGGAACTCTCCCCGTTTTAGGGTCTGTTTCATAAGGTGATGTTTGGTCTACTGCATAAGATATAGACTTTATGTATCCTAATAATTCTTTATTCATTGAACCGAATAACTCACCATATCTTAACTTAGCTAATGGTGGTTTCATTCTGTTTCCATATCCATCATTACCCTCATCCACATACTGAGGATAACACATTGATGTTAATCTGTCCATTTTTTTATAAATAGCTATCAACTCATCTCTTGTCTGAGCTGCGAGTTTTAGTGTAAAAGAAATTTCTCTTTCTCCCCTTTCATATGTGTAAACAGGTTCACTCCTTCCCATATAATTATGCGAAGCATAAGATGGTGAAATGTTTTCTGTTAATCCTTCAATGTATGCTCTGAAAAATATATAAGTACTATCTCTTAAATCTTTAAAATAAAATGGCATTCCATTTTTTTCTTCTTCGGGATTTACACCAAGTTCTGTATATGATGCATCACCGAAAACTTCACTTCCTTTTTGACCAGCTCCAAAGCCCATTTCTTCTCTATAAACCTCTTCTCCAAATAACTCGACACTTCTCGAAGCTCCTTCAGATAGTTCTGCGCCCTTAATCATCGAAGATAAAGTTATTTTATCACCACCACTAGATTTATCTTTAATATCTGTTACTTCACCAAGAGCAGATTTAACTTGATTTTCTATACTTTTTTTGAATCTTTTAAAAGCACTTTCATTAGATTCATTAGTTGAACTACCACCATTAAATGTATCATCTATATTATAAGGAATTGTATCACTTCCACCATACTCTGGTGACTTTAAAAAATCTTGAAAATCGGGTAAAATATTTCCACCACCCAATGTTGATAAATCAGGCTCAGACCTATCCATTAAAGAGACAGGAACTCCACCAATTCTAAATAAAGTTTGATTACCTAAAGAGAGTGGATTTAAAGTAGATTTAAATCTTTGTTTTGATGATTGTAATTTACCATCTTTAGAAACAAACACCGACTTAGTATTCGCACCAAGTAGATTTTGTTTTACAAGAAATAAAACTCCTGCTGGTGAAGTTATAAAAGAACCTATCCGTATAGAATCTATCAGTAAACGATTTACGGGAAAATCTCTACTACCAAAGTTTACAGTTCTCCCACTTGCAAGATCACTACTAGTTCTTGGTATGTTACTAACAATGTAAGGTTCTCTTATAATCCCATCTCTCAACGTATTGGTATTAAATTTTATATTTAATTTATCCCTATTAACTATACTACCATAATTTACAGGTGTAAGACCTTTCCAACCTGGATTTTCTTTATTTTTGTGTTGCGTAATGTACAAACTTTGCCAACTCATATTTATTTGAGGGTCTAAGTTATTTTCTTCTCCACTATATAATCCCTGTAATGGAGTGTATGGTTGATTATTAAAACCAGCCTCAGAAAAATCTGTTGGATTTGTTGCTTCTTTAAAAGTATTACCCGTATTAAAATATAATGTTCCTTGTTTTGGTGTTGTGGCTCTTGGGTCAAATGTTTGAGTTTTATATAATTGTTGCTCTGCAAAACCACTTTCAGGTAATACAAAAAAGTTTCTTTCCGTTATGTCTTGACTGAATTGAATTGGTTCGTAAACTCTACCTCTTAAAACCGAATCTAAAATTGGTGGATTTATATCAACATCAAATCCATGTGTTTGTAAAACTATTGAATTTTCATTGTAATTAAATTTTGTGTCAAATCTATCAACAGGTTGATTGGATTGAAATAATTCAGTTTTTTCTAATAATTCATCTTGAAATATACTTTTTAGATTTTCTAATGCCATTTTATTTTCCTAAGCGTTTTGAACAGTTTCTTGAAATCCACCTGTAATACCTCTAATAGCGCTTCCTCCTGTACCAAAATAAGAAGCCATATCTTCTCTAAGTTTTGCCATCTCTTGTTTCATTTCCATATTTTGTTGCTCTAATTTTTTAGTATCTGTTCTTCCACCACCAGCGTTAGCTAATTGAGCTAAGTCCACATCATTAACAACAGTTTCACCTTCGTGGAACAACGCTGCACCAGATTTTACATTAGCACCTTTACCAATTGGTAAGTCTTGAAAGGATGATAATGTACCAATCATTCCACCAACAATAGCAGGTATACCTAAAATTAATCCCATCCCCACTGGCCCCATAAAAGCAGCTTGTTTACCTAACATTGTTGCGATAGAAAATGCAAAATTCAATATACTTTTCCCTAGCATTGCTCCCAATAACATTGTTATCGCGGGTATTAATATTTTACTTTCACTTAATGATTTTGTAAATCCAGCAAACCCACTAGCGATAGCAGCTATAGTAGGTCCTATTGAAATAACCAACTCAGCACCAACTCTTTTTAAATCAGCTACAATCTGAGCCATTTGATCCATAGCATTTCGGCCAATCATTTTTTCTAAACCTTCTTGTTCAGAAATAGCTTCACCAATGGTTCTAACTTTATCTTGATTCCTAACCATTTTAGCCATTTGGTCAACACTTATACCAAGTGCTTTAGCTAGTGATTGTCTTTCTAATACAGTCATTCTTTCAAATTCAGCTTGTGAACCAACTTGTTTTGTTAATTCTACCGCAAACTCTTCAGCTTTTCCTGCTAATGCTAACTCTCTTGCTTTTTGTAAATTAACATTTCTACCCAACATAATTGAAGCTTCTATTTCATTATTTAATGAATCTTGAAAGTTCAACATACCTTTCATAGAACCTGCAATTGTATCTAATGTAGTTCCTAATTTAGTAGCTTGAATTGCTGCTTTAGCTAAATTCTCTGGTGTCATCGCAGTAAATTCAGCAATTGTTTTTGATGAAGCTGCGATATCTCTTAATACTTGTTGTGGCGAAACACCCTCAGCTTCAGCCAATAATTGAGTTTGTTTAGAAAAGTTTTGAGCTGCTTCAAAAGACAAACCAGATATTTGCATTAAATTACCTATTAGTGTGGTGCCTTCTTGATTACTTAATCCAAGAGCCATTGAAGTATCCAATATACCTTCAGCCATACCAACTGATTCATCTCTTCCAAATCCAAAATTTTTAGATAATTGTGTTGATACCTCAGCCACTGCTTTTATATCTTGCCCCAATGATGCGGCTGCAGCTCCAGCCTCCAATATATCGGTTTTAAATTCTTTATTTTGCATCCCAAGAGCACCAAAGTTTTTACCAATTTCAGCTGTCATCGCATTGAATTTTGTAAATACGGCTAATATTCCACCACTTAAACCAAATATTGTTAAGCCCGAACTTATCATTTTATCCATATTATTAATTTGTGTCATGCGTTCTTTTGTTAATCTTTCTTGTATTTTTACATTCGCTTCCCCTACTTTATTCTCTTCTATTTGTTTCGTAACAGCTTGAGCCGCATTTTGATATTTTTTGGCTAATATTTTATTTCCTAATTTTGCGTAAACATTTTGTTTTATTACTAAATCTTGTTGTATTTTACCTAATTTTGTATTGTCTTTACCAGCTGCTGCAGCATCTTGTAACAAACCAACTCTATCTTGTACAGTTTTATTACCTTTAATTTGTTCATAATTACCACGCTCAAAAGCTTGTTGTTGTTCTGCTAAAACATTGTTCAGTTCAGTTTCTAAGGACAGTCGTTCTTTTATTTCTTCATTTGCCATTATTTTATCCTATAAAATCATCAATGGTTACTTTTTTGGGTTTATATGGTTTGTGTTTTGGATCAGTGATAATTAGTGAGTTATTGAAATCATCCCATAAATTCTCAATGTCTTTATTTAAATCATCTATACTTTTTTTTATTGATTTGTCTTTTTTAATATTACGAATAGCTAATTTATTAGCTATTTTGTATTTAAGCTTTTTTAAAAAGTTTTCTGATAAAATGTTTTGTTTATCCATATATGATTTTTTCTTAGACATACTATTCTCCTAATTAAATAGTTCTATTCATATATAAATATCAAAGATGTGAAAAATTATCTTTTAAATCTTGGATTCGTTGGGGGTTTTGATTTTCGTTGAGCTTTTTTAATCTCTTCATTTTCTTTTTTACGAGTATCTACTAATTGTTTATAATAGAAATTTCGTAAATATATGGGCATATCATACACATCAGAATGTGTAAAACCTTTCCCATAATACATTAATTGAAATATTTGTTCGTGAAGTTTTGGTTTATCCTTCGGCGTCAGGCCAAAAAAACCCAACCGTCATCGGTATATCTACCTTGACGGATTCACCTCCTATTTCTATTTGCTGAGTTAATTCAATATCAGGTGTAATATCTTTTATTTCTTTTCTCAAAAACATTGAATCTCTAGCGAGTAAATTTTGAACAAAAGTGTTAATTGTAGCTTGTGAGTCGTCACCATCAACTGATGTAATGGTATGTCGTAATCTTGTAGTCAACTCTGGTTTTACTTCAATACTAACTTTTTCAGAGGCTTTTAACTCTTCATTTATTGTCTGTTCATCTTTACCAGTCAATAGTTTAAAAGTTACTTTTTGTTTAGATATTGGTAAAGTGACTTCAAATTTATTCTCTGTAACATCTTCTGGTAATTTTTTAAATGGACAATCAGCTAGATTAAATGTTTTAGTAATCAACCCACCACCAATTGTGTTTGGTATTTCACAAGTATACTCAGGCCCATACGCTAATATTCTAGCCGCAACCATTACAGCATTTTTATCACCTAATATCATATCATCAGTTTTAACACCTTTGGTTAATATTAATGAGTCTAATAATCTATCAATCACCACACCTTTTTTAATTAAATTCTGTGATGTCAATATATCTTCCTCTTTAGCTGTCATGTATTTAATTTCTATTTTTCCATCTTTTAATGGATGTCCTTCTGGATATAACTTACCCTCACTTGGTAAATCAATTACTTCACTTGGGAACTTGTGTTCTGCCATTTTATACCTCCAATGCGCGTCTAAACCAACCTAACCAAAATTTCTCTTGATTTGGTTTATCTATAACTATGTTTGCAAATCTTAAAACTCTGTATGCTCTTACTCTATCCAATGAAATGTTTTGGATAGCTTTTAAAGTCATTGGCCCCATACCACCATCGACTTCAATCTTGTTTCTGTTTTTAGAATTAGCAGCTTGTTGTAAAACCTTAACAGCTCCACCTCTACCAAAATTAACACACATATCAAAGTAAATATGCCTTAATTGTGGGGGAACTTCATCACACTTACCTCGTCTCCAATAGTCTGTATGATATATTTTTTTAGCTTGTTCTTTGGTAAGATTTTTAATGTCCACATTAGGATACCATCTTTTAGCGATTCCATATTTGGTTTCACCACCAGCATCATCTGGATCATTTACATAACCACCTTCGTGTTCTAAAACTATTTCTATTATTTCGTCAAATGTTGTTTTCATATTAACATCTCCATATATAAATATATATAAAATAAAAAAACCCTCGATTTTTATTCAAGGGTTTTTCCATTAGTTCATTTTAAGTATTTTATTAGAATTTAAGTATTGCGTAATCATATCTTAATGTTAAAGATATTTCAACTGGGTCACTTGATGCAAAATCCATATCACCAAAATTAGCTGATTGAATGTATGCACCTTTTAGTTCCCATTCTTCAACCACAGCTCCAACTGGGTCTAAAAGATTAAATGTTACGTTTTTCTTGTAAAAATCAGCATATCCATCTCTACCAGTTACTGATTCGTGGTGTAATCTTATCCATTCAATCACTTGTTGAGCAGCTGATGGAACAACTGGGTCATACAACATAATTTCTAAGGGTTGCCATCTTGACTTACCTTTAACATATCTTGTTGTATTCATATGTTCTAAGATTACTTCATCTGATTCAATTGATGGTCTGTTCATCGATTTAATCAAATAAGCATTTATCCCATCAATTTGCATAATAAATCTGTTTTTGAGCTTTGGCTCAAAGGGTGTAAACATAATATCTTGTGGTTCTAATAATTCAGCCATTTATATTCTCCTATTAAAATACTTAAACCTTTAATTCATATATAAATATCAATAAATATAAAAAAAAGGGACTTATATTTCTATAAATCCCTTTTCTTTTAGTTTATTTAACTAACTATTACTCTGGAAAAGAAGCACCTGTAGGTTGTATTGTAAAGTCTAATACAATGAACTCAGCAGTTCTTGTTGGTTGTAAGAATAATTGTCCAACTAATTGATTTCTATCAATTGTGTCAGGTGTATTATTCGTTTCATCCATCACTACTCTAAACGCACTTAAACCACTTTGTGATTGAACTTGTTCTAAGAATGGATTAACAATTCCCAAGAATCTTCTTCTTGTCGCTGCTGTGTTTTGTTCAAATACCAAGAATCTTGATGAACTTGCAACAAACTTCTTAACTCTGATTAATAATCGTCTTACATTGATTCTATCCAATGCACTTGCTTTCTTCTGTAATGTTTTTTGTCCAAATACAGTCACACCTTGTCCAGGAAATGTAGCAATTGGATTAATATTACTATCATATAAATCATCACGATTACCTTGTGTTAATTTTCTTTCAGCTTGTATAGCAGTTGTGATTCCACCACGATTCAATCCAGCAGGAGCGAACCACGGGTGAGCAACTCTATCATTGAATGCATATATTCCTCCTAATACTACTGAAGGTGGCACCCATCTTTGAGTTCCAGCTAATTGTGAATCAGGCACTTTAACCCATGGCCAATACATAGCTGCGAAGTTTGAATCTCTAGCTTCACCTCTTTCAGTAGCTAATGCTAATGTTGAACCATAAGCGACTGGGTCAATGATTGCAAAACAATCACCTCTATCTTCACAAACATCAATTGCTTTAGCAGAAACAGCTGTGTGTAATCTATCAATAATACCTGGCATTAATATTAAATTAATATCAAACTCGTCTTGATTTTTAAGTAAGTCAAGAGCATTTGTATAAGCAGTTTTCCCATCAGTATCTGCTGTTGGGTCAAATCCTTGTGTATTTGTTTCTTCAATGTTTTCATAGAATTTAGCTGCTATAGAAGAAGTGATATCACCATTCTGATTACCCAATGCATCAAAACCACTATGACCATCCGAACCTCCAGTAAATCCACCTTGTGATGAACCACTACCAACATTTGGTAGAGAAGCAGATAGTGCACTATCTCTTATGGCACCATTTTCATCTAAATAATCAATGGTTTGTTTAGCAACACTTTTCACTCTAACGAATCTTGATTTATTTGGAAAATCACCATCTAATTTAAGATATTTTTCTCCATTATCATCTTGAACAGTTTGTTTTTGACTACCAATTACTTTTTCAACATAATTTGGTGAATTAGGGTCTAGTGTAACATTATTAAATGTTTCTAATGTTTGTTTTCTTTTTTCATTATCATTACCAGCTCTAATTAAAAGGTTAAATGAACCTTTTGCATTGTTCACACTAGCCACCTCGTATCTGATATTGTGTTTTGAACCACTTAACATTATAGCATTTGTTGTTGCTGTTGTATCAGCGTTGTTCATTATTGTTCCATCAGCTAATGTTTCTAACGTGAATACAGTTTCTGTTGTGCTTGTCTCAGCACCATTTACTGTTGTTGTTCCTCTATCAGTACCTGCAGTTACAGTTTCAGCACTTCCTGATGAAATTGCTAATCCATTTCCTGCCTCACCAGCTGTTTTAGCGTGAATCACAATGGTAGTGTTACTAAGATTACTAGCTACAAATGAATCAAATGTTGAAGTGGCGTTAAATTCTGTTACAAAATTGTTAATAAATTCTGTTAATGAACTACCTCTATCAAAGAATCTAATTGAATTATCACTAGCATCTGTGTTTGGATTTGCTTGTCCTATGAATTGAACTGTTGATATTGCAGATGAACTAACTCTTAATGTTATACCTTCGGGTGGTGGACCACCACCCATTACCAAACTACCAGTAGCTACAACTGTTCCAGTTGTGGTTCCTGTTTCCACATTAGCAGTAGCTGGTGCGACTGAACCACCACCATCTGCCATAATTCTAACTACGGTTAATGTGTTTGAATTTTTTAAATATTCTTCAGCCGCATGTGAGGTTAAAAATTGGACTGAATCCGAACCCGATTTAAACACATCTCCAAATTTCGCTTGGAAATCAGAAAATGATGTTACAACGGTTGGGATTCCTGCAGGACCTTTGAGGGTTGGCCCTATAAGTGCTGCTCCAATATCAGCCACAGCGGCCGGTAAAAACGTCTGGTCTATTTCATTTGTAAATACACCAGGTGAAATTATTTTTTCGGCCATTGAATTTCTCCTAAGTTAACTTTTTAATTTTTGGGATAAATACTACTTTTTGCGCATTAGTATTATTCATATATAAATATATGATTAAAATCCCAAACGAAAATATTTTTTTGATTATTCAGATTTATTTTCAGATTTATCTTCGGATTTATCTGCAGACTCTATTGGGGTAAATACACCTGTTTCTGGATTTAAAGAACCTTGTCCATATTTATCCGTTATACCATCAAGAAATGTTTTTTCCTCTGATTGAATTTGTTTTAAAGCATCCTCTAATTCAACTTCTTGATTATCTAATCTGATTTGAGCTAACTTTAATTGTCCGAATTGATTTTGAACATTAACATAACTAGCTTGTATGTTTTGAACTTGTTTAAGTTCCTCTTCTGTGAATTTTACTTCTTCTGGCATTATAACCTCCATTAATTAATTGTTTCGTATATAAATATATATAAAATAAAAAAACAAGTAAATTATTTTTTTATTTGTATTTGCTCATCTGTGGCGTCACTTTCTTGATTAAAAGTAACTTTTGATGGTGTCGTGAATTTTTTCATATTTGATACTTTGTTTGTAATTACTGAATTTAAATATTCAGGTAATAAATAAGCTTTTGTAGTAACACTAAATGTTGATTTTATAAATCTTTCACCATCTTGATTCATTTCTGAAGCGTCTGATACACTATCAATTGTACATAAGAATTTGTTATTCGTTCCATCACCCCAATATGTATGTGATTGGTCTACAAAGGATTCCACTAATGGATTCATTTGTTCTATAAAATTTGTCCATAGTACAAATTCATATGTTATATCTGAATAATTTGGCATTGTGGTTGTGATTACATCATAAACAGGTTGCACACCTTGTTGAACTGAAAATCTATCATATTGATTATCTTTACTCCATTTATTAGCCCTAACAACATTGATTTTATTACCTTGCACATCATGTGGAAAGGATTGTCCTGATAAATCATTTCTTGAAACCTCAGTTCTTCGTAACATAATCAATGGAAGTATTAATGAATTGTTTTTGTCTCTTAACACTCCTCTTTTTCTAACAGCTTTCCATCTTTCTTCATTTCCATAATAAACAGGTATTTTAAATGTTTCATTTGCTTCTTTTACTCTTGGTTTCATTACATTCTTAACGTGATTTAAAACTGAAGTATCAACATCTTTTAAAGTTATGGAAAAATTATCTGAAAAGTTATTACCTGGTATGATAGTGGTTTCTCTATTACCACGAATTGTAGTCCCTTTAGTAGAAACTTCATTAGCCCTATTAACTAGTTCTCTATTCACCACTTGTTTGTTTGTAATTTTATTAACGGCCATTTCGTCTTCTCAGTTTTTTTAATTTATCCAATTTATTATTTACTTTACCCTTAAATTCTTCTGATTTAATAGCTGACATATCCACTTTACCAATAGCTATTTCTTTTTTAATATCAACCTCAACTGCCTTTATACCTGTTTGACTTGGTGAATCAAAGTTATCTAACTTATTCATCAACTTACCCATCATTTGTTCCATTTGTAAATTACCATTTGGTTCAGGCGTATAGGTATGTTTTTTCTCACCATATACATCTTCATCATCCCTAACATTACCACTCACTTCAACCTTTGGTTTAGGTGTTTCTTTATAATTGGGATTTGAAGTATCAAACTTCGTAATTTTCTTATGTGTGATTTGTTGAACAGCCATTATTAATATCCTTTAATTTCTTCCCAAGTTGGAAATGCTGTAGTTTGTCCAGAAATAGGGCCAAATGTTCCGTGATTACCTTTACCAGAATGGTCTGTAATAGTAGTTCCACTTCCTTCATTGAATTTCCAATATCCTACAAGATTACTAGTATGATTATTAGTCAAATGGTTGTAATTAGTTCCGGCGTTATACACTTCACTAGCAAAAGTCCCAACTGAATCAATACATTTATTGTAAATAGCCACTTCATCAAGTGCACAAGCAAATCCACTACTATATCCTGAACCTTCGGTATTACGACCTCCAAAAAACATTGTCATACCCTCATCTTGATTATTCCAAGAAGTGCTGTTGTTATTACTCATTCTTTCATCTGTATTTATCCACAATCTAAGTTTTCTTTCTCCAGCATCAAACTGAGTACCTGTGTATGATATTACCCAATTATACCATTTACCTATTTCCATTGGATTGTTAATTCCAGTAACATCATTACCCCCAACACCTACATTTATATTATTATCGCCTGTACCTGATAATCCAAAATGAAACCTTGCAACTGGACTACTAGCTCTTGAACCTAATATGGCGGCTCTTTGATTCATTTCTTCATCTGGTCTAACCCAAAATGAAATAGTAAATCCATTCCAAAGTGAATAAGTATCAGGATTAAAAGTAGTTGTTGCATGTGAATCTTCAGCTCCACTTCTGTCACCTGAAAATGATAATGCATAATTTTTAGCAGTTGCATCTCCACCTCTTCCTTTTCTGTATCTAAGTCTATCTATTAAAAGATTATTTTCTTGAAATATTTTTTTAGCCAAACTCTCATTTATTTGAAACAAATAATTACTCTCTGGTATTTCTAACCAACTCATCCAATCTAATTTCACATTACCTTGTTTTTGTTTTGATACTTCTACTAATGTTGGGATTAAATTTGTACTATCCACAATATCCATTTTTTTAATTTTATCTTCATATAGTTTTTTTGTATTGAAAGCAGTCTGATTTGTTAACCATTGTGATTCTAATTCTTTTTTTAAATTTTCAATAATTCTATCTTTTTCTACCAACTCATCTTGGTATTGAGATTTAAAAGATTTTATATCTCCCACAGGTTTAGAAACAAACATTTCATTTAATTTTTGTTTATCTTTTTCTTTTTTATCTGTGGATTTAGTAACACCAAATCTTTCTTTTAATAAATCTAAACTCATTATTTCCTCTTTTTAATTCTAGCTATTTGTTTTTTAGTTCTACCGAATTTATTCAATAAATCGTTTTTCTTTCTTCTTGCTTGTTTTCTTAATTTAGCTGCTTTGTTTGGCATTATCTTGGTCTCTCTTCTATTTGTAACGATGATAATCT